ATGCATAGTGGAGAAGAAGGCAAGTGGTCAGTCACTAATACAGGATATGAGGAGAGGTGGTCTTCCCGTAAGAGAATATCTTCCAGACAGAGATAAGGTTAGTCGTGTTTATGCTGCTTCTCCATTAATAGAATCGGGAAGAGTATGGATACCAAAAAATAAGAAGTGGGCTGATGATCTTGTGGAAGAACTGATACAGTTTCCCAATGCAGCTCATGATGATCAGGTAGATGCCCTTACAATGGCAATTCATTACATGAGAGAGTCCTGGCACATAACCCATCCTGAAGATCCAGATTGGGAAGATGAACCTAAAAGAAAGAAAAGGGTTGCATATTGGAGAACTTAGGTGTATAATAATGAGATTATGAACTATTTAATTTTTATTAGTTGTATGATATTTATTCCACTATTCATGCAGGGGATTATTTATGGCTGGGAAAGATATAAAACCAAAAACTGAAACTGGATTAACCAGACGAGAAGTATTAGGAAAAGCTTTAAGAACAGGAGCAGGTGCATTAGCTTCTGATGTTTTAGATTCGACTGCTATTCGTGGATTAGCTGATCTCCTTACAGGAGAAGGTAAACTTATTAAAGTACCGGCTACCTCTCTAAATCAAAATGTAAGAAAATTATTATCACTTGGAGCACATAAAGATAGAACATATCTAGAATTTTTTGATGATGTTGTTTCTGATAAAGGAGTTGTAAGTGAGATACTTGATCCACCTGAATGGGATGTAGATTATTGGGGTGAAGGCCTTGGGGAACGAGATGAGCAAATAACAGAAGATATGCAGGAATATATTCATAATATGCATGTTGCTTTACGAGAAACAGAGCAAAAGATGCTCGACATTAATCTAGATATTCAAGAAGATTTAAGAGATCAAGGATATAGTGATGACGAAGTACATTTAATAGCACATGAATTACAGAAACAATCTAATACTGGATGGGATAATGTCTTTTATAAAAGATTTAGTAATTTTCGTGAAAATATAAGTAAGGGTTTTTCAATTGATCATGAAATAAAAGAACTTAAAGATTGGGCAGATAGAGGTTATTATGGATCTTCCTCAGAAGTGAAAGATTTGGATACTCTATATGATAGGTTAGAAAAAGTAAAAGTAAGAGCCTCTATATCCCCAGATACTCTTGAGGAGTCTGATAATCCTACTACTATATTAGATGAAGAAATTAGAAAGGCTATTAAAATAGGACAAGAAGAAGCTAATTTTCCATCAGAAGAAGCTAAAGAAGAACCTGTATTATTACCGGAGCCATCTATAATTGAAGATCGTCTAAAAGATATAGCTACAACTCGTACTTTTAAAGAATTACGTAGAGCTTTAGGAAAACTTGGAGCACCTAAACCAGAAGCAATAGAAGGACCAAAACCAGAAGCACCAAAACAAATAGAAAGTAAATCTCCAGTACAGATGGCAAACATTGCCAGTGCATTAAGCAAATTTAAAAGAGCCACTCCTATAGGTGCAGCAGCAGCAATGTATCAACCTAGTCCAGCAGGAGAAGGATCTGATATAGTTTCTCCTTATCCACTCATAAGACCACAATTTTAAAATATAGACGGGAATAAATATGGCAACAGAACGAAATCCATTTGAACAGATACCACAACAGGGTACAAATGTTGTACCAATGAATCCTGTTCCTGTTGCAGAGGAACAGGAAGCTACATTTGAACTGGAACCTGATGGGGGTGTCATAGTTGATTTCAGAAATACTGTAGAGATGGAAGCAGAATCTACCGTCAAAGAATGGTATGCAAATCTTGCAGATAGTTTAGATGATGGTGAATTAAGTGAAATAGCAAATACTGTTTATAATAATTATGATTCAGATAAAAATTCCCGACAGGAATGGGAGTCTATGTTTGAACGAGGCTTTGACCTGTTAGGTCTAAAGATACAGGAAACTTCAGAACCATTTGAAGGAGCATGTACTGCCGTCCATCCATTACTCATAGAGTCGGCAGTTAAATTCCAGAGTAAAGCATCACAGGAATTATTTCCATCGGCAGGGCCAATCAAGACACAGATCCTTGGCAAGTCAACTCCTGATCGAGAAAGGCAAGCCAATCGTGTCAAGAACTTTATGAACTATCAGCTCACGGAGCAGATGCCAGAGTACTTTGACGAATTTGAAAAGATGCTCTTTCATCTTCCACTTATTGGATCTGCATTTAAAAAAGTATATTACGATGCAAATCTTAAACGTCCGGTATCTGAGTTTGTTCCTATTGATCAATTCTACGTATCTTATTATTCAAGTAACTTGTCCAAGGCCGATAGATATACTCATGTAATTTATCGTAGTCCTGTTGACCTGGCAAAAGATATTCGTTCCGGTATATATTCGGATACAGACTTACCGGATGCAACTGATCCACAACCCACGGCTTTTGCATCCAAGATGGATACAATACTAGGGTTCTCTCCAACACAGGATACAGATCCACAATATGTTCTACTTGAACAACACTGTTATCTGGAGTTAGACGAACCTAATTCAGAAGACGGAATAGCTCTTCCCTATATTGTAACGGTGGAAGAGCAGTCAAGAAAAGTTTTATGTATTCGTAGAAACTATAAATCTGACGACACGAACAAGGAAAAGATAAGTCACTTTGTCCATTATAGATTCGTACCTGGATTTGGTTTCTACGGGTTTGGCCTGATGCACTTCCTTGGTAATCTTACCATGAGTGCCACAGCAGCAATGAGAAGCCTCATTGATGCAGGTCAATTTGCAAACCTGCCGGGAGGGTTTAAGGCCAAGGGTGTTAGAATGGTTGGGGATAATGATCCAATCAGCCCCGGTGAGTTTAAAGAAGTTGAATCTACAGGTATTGATCTCGCGAAGGCTATCGTTCCTCTTCCTTATAAAGAGCCTTCCTCGACTTTGTTTCAAATGCTTGGATTTGTAACAATGGCAGGTCAGAAGTTTGCCGACAGTACAGAACAAATTGTATCGGAAGCATCTTCCTATGGTCCTGTAGGGACGACAATGGCATTACTGGAAGCATCCAGTAAATTCTTCTCTGCAATTCACAAGAGACTACACAAGTCTCAAAGAGATGAATTTAGGATCTTGGCAAGAATTGACTATGATTATCTTCCAAATGAATATCCGTATGAAGTGCCATTTGAAAATCGGAGCATACTGAAATCCGATTTCGATGGAAGAGTGGACGTGATCCCCGTCAGTGATCCAAATATTCCATCCAATGCTCACCGTCTTATGATTGCACAAATGGCCATGCAAATGGCCCAGCAATCCCCTCCCGGCTTGTTTAATATGGAAGCACTTAACAGAACAATTTTAAATGCTGCCAATATGCCGAATCTGGAAGAAATACTTCCACCCAAGATTAAGCCACAAAATCTTGATCCCGTATCAGATATTATGGCAGCAGTAAAAGGAATGCCTATTGCAGCTTTCACTGGTCAGAATCATGATGCACATATACAGATAAAGATGGCTTATCTTCAAGATCCTATAAATGGTGGTAGTCAGACAATGCAACGTATTCGTCCAATACTGGAAGCAAATATTCAGGAACACATGGTTCATAAATATCAGGAACAGATGGATGGTATAACAAAGGCTGCATTGGAAGAAACACCTACAGAGCAAACACCGGAAGTTGTAGAAGGTGCAATGATCTATGCTGCACAGCAAGTACTGAATGCAAATAAGGCTGCTGGTATAGCTAAATCTCCAGAACAACAACTTGTTGTACTGGAACAGAAAAAAGTTGAACTTGAACAGCAGAAATTACAAATAGAAGCTGCACAGAATGCAGCCGAAGCTACTCTTGATGCACAGAAACTTCAACTGGAAGAAGCAAAACTTATGAAGGAAGTTGTATCTGAAGGACATCAAGTAACATTCCGTAAGGAGAAAGCTGATCTTGATAGGGCAAGTAAGGAAACAATGAAATCTCTGGAACTTCTAACAAAGGTTTCTATGGAAGATCAGAAATTAAAAACTAATTCAGATATGAAATCTTTGGATATGATAACTAAATTAGCTATTGAAAAACAAAAAGCAGGTACAGATGATAAAAAGATCAGAGCAAGAGTTCTGGAAAAGGCTGCTGATATTGAAAAAGAAAAAGATATAAAAGCAGCCGAACTTATAAATCAAACAATACGAGAAGAAACTAAAAGGAAAGGAGACTGAAAATGCCTAAATATGGAGGAACTCACTATCCCAATGATGCAAAGGGAACAACCAACGGATATCCCACTCATGTAAAGAATGATGATCGGGGTATTACCAATGCTATGCCAGAACATGTTCCCAATAAAGATAATGGTCTTTACGGTGATTTTACCAAACGTTCCATTGATGATGGTGGAGCTGGTGCAAGAGCACGTAAAGGTGTTTTGAACGAACGTCCCGATTCAGGATGGAAATATCCCAAACCAGTTAGATCATAAGGAGAAATAGTTATGTGGACAGCCCCTATTGTGAAAGAAATTTCTGTAGGACTAGAAATTAATTGTTATGCATGTGCAGATATATGAAATTTTTAAATAATTTTGATTCTGCATCTTGGATTGCTTTTGGAGTTCTTGCTTCAGTAGTAGTGATATTGGTTATGTCCTAATGGAAATTTGGGATGAAGTAATAAAAGATTATAATGAGGAGTTAAACAGATTAAAAACTATTATATCAAATGGTACAGCAGAAAGTTATTCTCATTATCGTCAACTTGTAGGACATATTCAAGGAATTGAATGGTCAAGAGAAATTTTTACAACCATAGTTAAACGTCGAATGTATGACGAAGAGGAGTAAATGCAACAGGTACATTTAGGTAATGCCATTAAAAACGATATGTGGATTACAGAGGACGAGATCAAAGATCCGAAACCTCTACCAGAACTACCGGGATATCATATTCTGGTAAGACCAGTAAGTATAAAAGGAGTAACAAAGGGAGGAATAGTACTTCCCGATTCAACCAGAGATGATATGGCCTATCTTACCACCGTAGGAAAGGTTCTATCCATAGGAGAATTAGCTTATCAAGACGAGATAAAATTTCCCAATGGCTCTTGGTGTAGTGAAGGAGACTTCGTTTGTTATGCCAAACATGCTGGTCAGAAGATATTCTATAAATCGGTCAGACTAATACTATTATTTGATGATCAGGTTATATGTAGAGTGGAACATCCAAAAGATTTAGATCCTACATTTAATTTAACTTCTGGATCTTAGCACTTGCATATTAATATATTTTATAGTATAATAAGATACCAACGTGAAACCGTATGCCTCGTAAGCAACGAAAGGAATTGAAATGATTGATAAAGAAGAATGGACTGAAGTAGAAACTTCTGGTCCAGATAAAGAAGAAGATAAGGTAGAATTTGAAGTAGAAGAAGAATTAAAGACAGAAGCTCCTTCTGATACTGAGCCAAAAGAGAAAGTGGAAGCAAAAAAAGAAGAGCCACAGGAACTTGATGGTATAGAAACGAAGGGTGCTCAGAAAAGAATACGTCAGTTAATTAAACAGAGAAAAGATCGTGATGATCAGATCTCTCAGCTTATAAGACAAAACGAGGAATTAACTGGTAAAATTAGTACAAGAGAACAGGAATTTTCCAATATAAGTAAATTGCATCTTGATGCAAATGAGAAGCAACTTACAGATAAAATGGAACTGGCACGAGCTGCCTATCAAGCAGCACATGCAGAAGGAGATTCAGCCAAGATTTTACAAGCTCAAGAGTTTTTAAATGAGGCACAAACCGATATAAAATCTCTTAATATGGCCAAAGTTGAATTAGAGCATGCACAACCACAACAGGAAGCAGTACCACAACAGCAACAATATGCTCCACCACAGAATACAACAGATCCAAGAGCAGTTGAGTGGTCACAGAAGAATGATTGGTTTGGGCAGGATAGGGTAATGACTGCTGCTGCTCTTGCTTTAGATGCCGAATTAAAAGAAGAAGGCTATAGTCCAAATGATCCAGAATTTTATAATGAAATTGACAATCGAATTAAAGAATCGTTTCCTCACAAATTCAACACTGAGGAAATTAAAGATCCGGTGCAGGAAAAACCGTCACAACCTGCTCAGGTGGTAGCTGGAGCCTCACGTTCCACTCCAAGTTCCGGTAAGGTAAAGCTGACGAAAGAAGATGTAAGGCTTGCTCAAAACTGGGGCATACCACTTGAACAATATGCTGCTGAAAAGCTAAAGGTAGAGAATGCCGATGGTGAGTACACAGCAATTAAAACGTAACGTGGAGGAGAAATTATGACACGTATTGAAGAATCACGTAATTCTAAATCAAGGGAAAACGAAACCAGAGAAGAAACAGAATACGTCTTTGAAGAGCCAAACGCAACTCATATACCTCGTGGAGTTGAAGAAAGATTTAATCAGCAAGATATGTCTCTTGGTTGGTTAAGAATCCTTTTTAATGGTCAGGATGATTACCAAGAAATTGGTAAGAAGCAATCGCAAGGATGGGAATTTGTTACTCCTGAAGAGGTTCCTGAGATGGGATCAACTTCTGTCGTGAGAGAAGAAGGCCGCTATGCTGGAGTTGTCAGTCGTGGAGACATTGCTTTGGGTAAGATACCTACGGT